GCGAATGAGAGTGAGGAATGAAGCTGCTCAAAAGGCAGCTTCATTGACTCCAACTCTTGAAAAGCCAAAACCAAAACCAAAGCCCAAAAAGGTAAAACTAAATGGCGATAACTCTTGATGCAACTGTTGGCGGTGCTAACGCAAACACTTATATAACTCTTGCTGATGCAAACTCTTTTATCGAAGGGCTTGTTCTTAGTGATGATGCAGCAGCTTGGGATGGTTCAAGCACTGATAATAAAAATCGTGCATTGTTCACGGCTGCACAAAGAATTGATCGTGAAAAGTTTTTGGGGGCAAGAGTAGATGATACCCAAGCACTAGAATGGCCAAGATCAGGGGTAAGAAAACCTGATACTTACACCAACCTTTATGGCTTATCTTTTCCAAATAGATTAGTTGCAGATTATTACCTTGATACTGAAATCCCAGACAGGGTAAAACACGCACAGGTAATTTTGGCTGTATATTTAAATAATAATAGAAACGGTTTAGAACTAAGTGGTTTGGAGGATTTTCAGTCTGTTAGTATAGGAAATATCAACGTCACTCCCAGATTCTTCGGGGCTGTTGGTGTTGATCGAATACCTCCAATCGTTGATCATTATTTAATGGGCATTAGAATAGGAGGGAGAGCAAACTTACAAATCAAGAGGTCATGAAAATGGGTTACGGATACGATTATCCTGCAGCAATTATTATTACAGACACAAATGCCCATACTGGCAGATTTGGTAAAGTCCATTGCCTAACAGATGCAGAGGCAACTTTCGTTGCTGAGAACATTACAGAGAATGGTTCTGCAACTATCAATGGAATTACAATGAAGGCTTCAAGTGAAGTTTGTGGAGTGATTACAAGTATCACTCTTGCAAGTGGTCAGGTTATAGCCTATTCATTATGAGCCTTGCTAATGCACTAAAAAAAGCTGCATCAAAAACCCTGAGCAAGCTTGGAGGTGATGTGACTATCAGACAGGTAACTGCGGGCAGTTATAACACAACCACAGGAGCTATTACAGAATCCACATCTGATACTACCGTCAAAGGTGCGTTGACAAATGTAAACCGATCTGAGGTGAATGATCTTATTGAATCCCAGGATAAAAGACTGACAATATCAGCAGGGGATTTGACCTTTGTGCCGACTACAAAAGATAGGGTTGTTATAAGCAGTGTTGAATTTAAAATTATTCAAGTAATTACAAATGAACAAAATAATACTGCTGTAAGTTTTGATTTAATTTTGAGGTAATTATGGCTAGAGAAATAAACTTAACTGATATTGGTGAGCATTTCGGTGAAAAGGTACAAAAGGTTGTTAGGAAAGCAACTTTCAGAGCAGAAAAAGATATTATTGAATTTACTCCTGTTTTTGAACCTAGAGAAGGCGAATCTGGAGTTGGTGGAACTTTGAGAAATTCTTGGCAAAGTGAAGTCAAACCTTATATTGGTATTGTTTCCACAAATATTGAATATGCAGAACCTGTCGCTTATGGAACTAACTTACCTCCAAGCTGGGGTGAAATTTATAGAACTCGTCAAAATACAATTAAAGGTTATCCAGAGTTGATTGCAAAACAATTAGAAGAGTATATTAAAAACGAATTTAGGAAGGAATAATGGCAGCTATTGATTTAAACACAGTTAGATCCACAATTGAGGCAAGATTGGCAACAGAACTTGCTTCAAGTCCAGCAATACCTGTTGTATTTAACAACATGGCGTTTGATTCCACTACAGAAGATACTTTTGTTCAATGTCAGACAAGTTTTGGGTCTGGAAGCTATTTGACCATGGGTGGATCTGCCAACTCTACAAACAGTGTTGTCGGGTTAATACTTTTAAATATATTTACAGAAGAAGGTATTGGGGCAGGGTCAAACCTTACGATTGGCAAAAGGTTGCGTGACCTCTACAATAATATTACAGTTTCAAATGTTATTTTTGATTCACCAATTGGGCCTGAAGTATTAACATCAAGTCCAGAAGGTAAATTTCAAACACAAATAAGAATAACCTTTGAAATATATGAGGATCTTTAATCATGCCAAAACTTGTAATCACAGAAGAAATGCTTGATGCTATCGAAGCTGTCAAAGGTGTAAGAGATTCTAGAATGTGGGATCCTAATTGTAAAAGATATATGGAGAATCAAGAAAATTCAAAAAAAGATGTAAAAAAGACTGAAAAGAGTTAATATATTTATAAATCTTTCTTTTTTTTGTTATGGCTGCTGTAAAAGGTGATGTCGGTAAAATAATGTTCCATAACGCTGCTGGAACAGAAGCTGATATTTCAGGTCTTAGAAATTGGTCTTTATCAATTACTAAAGATACCCAAGAAACCACAGTTCAGGGTGATACTTCAAAAACTTTTGTTGGTGGTTTAATTTCTGGTGAAGGTTCAGCAACTCTCATTTATGACAATGCTGGTAACTCTGACTACTTATCTTTTGTTGAGGATATTTTAACAACAGGTGATGCTGGTGATGCGTTATTTGAATTGTTCCCAGATAGTTCAGCAAGTGCTAAGAAATTTGGTTTTTCTGGAATAGTTACAGGTGCTGAATATGGAGCAACAATTGGTGAGATTCAAGAAATAAACATATCATTTATAACAACTGGTGCAATCACTTCAGATATATAGTAAATTTTAAATAACTAACCCCACAAAAACATGGCAACAAAAAGAACCGTTGATTTAATCACTGAGGCTTTCAGTGATGTAATGACTGCAAGAAGAAAATATGAGCTAAAAAAGCCAAATGGTGATTTATTGAAAGAAATATACTTTCCACCTTTGACAAGGTTTGACAGGAAAAAAGCTCAAGCTGCAGCTGGAACAGATGATGCCTTAACAATATCTACAAAACTTCTCTGTCAACTTGCAGAGAATGAAGATGGCTCAAAAGCATTTCATTCAACTGATGCAGAAAATTTACAGAGATTTTTGCCAGAAACAGTTTTGAATGATCTTGAATTATTTATGATGGATATTCAAGTTGATTTAGATACAGCAAAAAACGAATCAAGCGAGATAACTGGTTAAGCTTTGAGTTTTTTCTCGCAACAGAACTTGGGAAAACATTAATTGAATTAAGAAAATCTATGACAGAAGAAGAGCTTATTTATTGGGCTGCATATTATGAAGTTAAAAATGAAAGGGAAAAACAAGAAATGAATCGTCAAAAAGCCAAAACAAGGTAATATATAATAAAGGTTATTTGTATTTGTGGCACAATCAACAGTCAAATTAATAGTTGATGCACAGAACGCAATCGCACCATTAAAGAGAGTTAATGAACAAACAAAAAATTTAAGTAATAGTACAAATAAATTAAAAAATAAACTAAACGAAGGAAAAAAGTCTTTCGATAAATTTGGAAATTCTGGTAAAAAAGCATCATCAAATGTTAATACTTTACTTGGTACTTTAAGAAAATTAGCTGCTGCTTTTGCTGTTATACAGACAGCAAGGTTTATTTTTGTCAAAACTGCTGAACTTGAAACACAGAGGAAAAGTTTAGAACAACTTACTGGCTCTGCTGAAAAAACAAATAGTATCATCACTGAGTTACAAGAATTTGGTGCTGTTACACCATTTACCAGTAGTGAATTAATAGAACAAACAAAAAGATTAAAAGCTTTTGGTTTTGAAACTGAAGAATTAGTTGATACAACAAAAAGATTATCTGATGTAGCTGGTGCTACTGGTGCTGACCTTACAGGTATTGCAACAGCATTTGGACAGATCAGAGCAAAAGGCAAATTACAACAGGAAGAAAATTTACAGTTATTAGAAAGAGGAGTAAATATAACTGATGAACTTAAGAAAATAACTAAATTGCAAGGTGATGAATTTGAATCTGCCATGAGAAAGGGGGAAATTGGTGCTGATCTTGTTAATCAAGCATTAATTAATTTGACAAGTCAGGGTGCTATTTTTGCTGGAGGTGCAACTGCCCAAGCTGATACCTTAAATGGAAAATTATCAACTTTACAAGATACTGTTGACACTCTTGCAAGAACCATCGGGGAAGAACTAGGAGAAGAGATTAAAAGCGTTATAGATATTGCTATTGCTGGTGTAAAAGAAATAAATAAATTAATTGAAAGAATTGGTGTCGCCAATAAAGTTGGAAGAATTAATCTTGCTAATATTGCAATGGAAGCTAGAGGTGAAGCAAGACAACAAGTAAGAGAGGAAAAAGGATTTTTTGCTCCATTAACAGGAGAGGGTCGTGAAAGAGAAAAAGAATTATTTGAAGAAATAAAAGCAAGAAAAATACAAGAAGCATTAACAACAAAAGAATTAACAAAACAAAAGGAAACACAAGATAAAATAAAAGAAAGTGTAACCGCAGCAAAGAATGAAGCTGCAATAATAAATCAAGAAACAACATTATTAAATGAATCTTTAGGACAAACAGATACTGTTGTAAGAACCATAAAAGCTAATTCAAATCAAGTCGCAGAAAGCGTAAGTAATATTGAAACTGAAGCTGATAAATTAAGTGGTGCTTTTGTAAAGATTGGAGATGATATTGCAACTGGTATTTCAGACGCTTTGGTCGGTGCTATACAAGGAACAAAATCTCTTGGAGATGCTGCAAGGTCAATATTACAAGGCATAGCAAGTGACCTGTTAAGGCTTGGTATAAATACATTATTAGGTAATACTTTTGGTGGTATTTTTAAATCTCTACCAAGTTTTGCTAATGGCGGTAGACCACCCGTTGGCAGGCCATCAATAGTTGGAGAACGAGGGCCGGAAATTTTTGTACCATCCTCTGCTGGAAAAATTATTCCCAACAACCAAATTGGTGGTGGTGTGGTTAATAACATAAATATTTCAGTTGATGCAACAGGAAGTAATGTAGAGGGTGATGAGAATCAAGCTGCACAATTAGGAAATGCCATATCACAAGCTATACAGGCAGAACTTTTAGAACAAAAAAGACCTGGAGGGTTACTATATAGTTAATGGCTAATTTACCTAACACAGCAGCAGGTACAGCTTTTGTACCAGCTTATGGGACTACAAAAAGAAACGCACCAAATACTAGAGTTGTAAAATTTGGCGATGGATATGAACATCGAGTTTCTTTTGGGTTGAATCAAAATCCAAAAATATTTAATTTAACTTTTGAAGTCAGCGAAGCTGATGCGGATATACTTACAGATTTTTTTGATGCTAGAGCCGTTGACGGTGCAAATTTTACTTATACAGTTCCAACAGAAAGTGCAATGAAATTTGTTGTGGAAGGTGAATACACTAAAACTATTACATATCTAAATAGAGCGAGAATTAAGGTTACATTTAGGCAAGTTTTTGAACCATAATGAGTGAATTAAATAAGAATCTTCAGTCAATAAATCCAAATCCGATTATTGAACTTTTTGAAATACAGTTAAAAACTGCTTTACACGGTGCAAATACAACTTATAGATTTCATAACAATACAAATATCACAACAGCACAGGGCAATATTACTTGGAACAGTAATACATATTATTCAGCACCAATACAAGCAAGTGGCTTTAAATATGAGACTAAACAAACTCCCAGGCCGACACTTACTATAAGTAACTTATCTTTATTAGCACCTGCTGTTCCTATCGGGATAATGTCATCTGTACTTGCAGATGTTAACAGTACAACTCCTGGAAACGATCTTGTTGGTGCTACTGTGACCAGAATAAGAACGCTTGCAAGATTTTTACCCAATAGTAATTTTACAGGTAATAATCCTTATGGAACCCCTGACCAAACACAAGAATTTCCGAGAGAAATTTATGAAGTAGCTCGTAAGTCTGCTGAAACAAGAAATTTTTGTACGTTTGAATTAGCAGCTTCTATAGATCAATTTGGAGTAAAACTTCCCAAGCGACAATTTTTACCAGATGATTTTCCTGG